AACATAAAAAAATGAAAAATAAAATTTTTGACCCGTTAATCGGTGATTATGTATTTGAGAAAGATTATCAAAAGCCAAAAGAGCCTGAGCCACTATCCTCTGAGCCAGTGGCAAACCAGGCTAAAACTAAATTATCAAAAAAAGAAGAGGTAAGCGATGGCACGGTCACTATCTGAGTTAAAAAAAGTCATCAAAGTCGCGGCTGAATCAACTCCAGGAGTTATGCCGGACATTAGCACGTCAAAAGCAGTCCTAGCTTTAGATACGTTAAAAGTTGTTGAGATGAAGCCGACAATGGTAGATATAAACACTATCAAGGGTTATTTTGGCAATAATGAACAAATTGTTGCTTTTTATGATGCTACAGTTGATTTTGAAATTCCATTAGCTGTTGGTGGTGTGACGGGGTCGGATGAAACGGGCGGCATTCCAACGCCTGGCACTGCTCCGGTTTATGCGCCGCTGATTAAAGCGTGTAATTTTACTCAGTCAACCATTTCGGCTGACATTACTGGAACGGCGCAAGGTGGCGACCTAAATACCATTACATTAGCAGCAGGTGCAAGCCCAACAGACAATATTTACACTGGCATGTTTGTGTATGTCGAAATGGCAACAGGTACAGCACAAGCTACAGTCGCTAAAAATCAAATTACATTAGCCGCGTCAACTGCTAAAGCAGATGATTATTTTAACGATTATTTTGTCAAGATTAATCACTATGTTGACAAAGCCGCTGAAAACACTGGATTATCGAAAGAATCTATTAAAATTGTTCCGGCAGATGTAGGCGATAACAATATTTTAAACTTAACTATCGCAGTTAAAACAGGTGCTAATGCAGCAGAAACTAGGCGCGTTAAAGCTTATGACACGACAACAGGCAAGGTTACATTTAGTAAATCTTTGTCAGTTATGCCTACCAGTGCCACTACTTACACTATTAGTGAGTCAAAAAAAATCATTGATTATGTAGGCGCAACAGATGTTGCAACGCTGGAGAGTAAATTAAAAATTGCAGTTTCGGCTACAGCAACGTATGAAATAGCAGAGAAACGGATTGCTGGTGGTTATAACGGCACAACTAAAGATTTAGAGGTGTTCCCAAGACTAACAAAAGAACCTGGAAATGACACAGTTTATATTATCGGCGCAAATGTACGTTACGAACCCAACAGCGACATTGATACAGACCAAGAAAGCTGCTCGATGTGGTTTGAGCACGATGGCCAATATTATGAGTTCAGATATTGCAAAGGTACTGTTTCATTCAGCTTTGATTCTGGCAGTTTTCCAAAAGCCAAATTCACTTTTACCGGCTTGCTCGGCCAGTGGGCAACCGATACCATCGGTGCTTTTGACTTGCTAACATGGGTTAAACCTGTTGCGGTAAATTACGCGCATACAAAAAACATCAATGTTCACGGCTACACTGGAGCGGTTGTTGAGACGCTTAGTATTGATAGTGCAGTTACAGTGGTACATCGTAACAAACCAGGTTCTGATAAGGTTTTAATCACCGATAGAAAAATGACTGGTTCACTACAGATTGAGAAGCCTGTTATTGATGATTTTGACTATATCAGCGCGGTTCGTGATGCTGACAAAGGCGTAGTGGCGTTTTCGCATGGCGTGCTAGACAATCAAATGATTGTTTATATGCCTAAAGTACAGTTGGGCGAACCTGATACTGGCAACAGTGACGGCGTATCAACAGTGACTTTTAAAACCATGATTTTGCCAGCTGGTAGCGGTGGCAAAGAATTTTATTTAACTTTAGCAGGATAGTACAAAATGGCATTAGTTTTAGGTAACAAAGAAAGTCGGAAAGTTGAACTCGAAGCCTCAGAGCCGCTAGAAGGTGGCAAGCTTAAAAATCATCGTTTTGCTGTTGAGTTTAAGTTGTTGCCAAAAGCTGACTGGGATAATTTGTTTAAATCAGACAATGCTAGTATTTTGATGATTGATGCTGCAATGGATAGCATCAAAAACATTGACGGCATAGTGGATGAAAACGGCTCTGCTGTTGAATATGATGACAATGTTAAACTGGCAATTTTAAACGAGCGTTGGTTGCATGAGTCGATTATTGACGGCTTTATGGCGGTAAACTTGGGTAAAACTCTGTCGGCTTATCGTAGTGCAAAACTAAAAAACTCCTAAGAGCCGGTTATTACTGGGCGAGTCAATCGCCCAGTAAGCAAACGCCTGACGACTTTGAAAAATCAGGCGTTGCTAGACCGGCTTTTTTATGTGTGAAAGAAAAAAGTAAAGATTTTATTTTGTTTTATGACAGCTCAAAAGCGTTAGAATTGTTTATGTTTTGCCAGTCACAATGGCATTATCATTTTAGCGGTATAGCAGGTCTTGATTACACGGCTGTTTTGTCGGTGATTAAGTTGCAAATTAAAAGCCGTAAAAAACAACTGTGGATGCTAGAGCAGATTAAAGCTTTAGAGCAAGGCGCGTTAATGGCGTGGGGTGATAAAGCGGCGGTTGATAGGTCTAACGATAAAGACAGCAAGCATAAATTGAGCTCGAAAGAGTTGGTTGAAATTGAGGAACGCCGCGCGTGGCGTTGTTAATCGGAGAGTGAGATGGCAGCAATGGGGAATTTACAGCTTAATTTAAACGTTAACGCTAACACTGGCACTGCAAAAACCAACATAGCCAGCTTTACTGGCAATGTCGATGCTCTTGGGAAAACATCATTAGTCGCCTCTCAAAATCTATCCAGCATGGCTAATGAGTCAATCAAAAACACCGCCAATTTTAATGCCACCGCCCATGCGGCTGACCTCGCTAAAAAAAGCATTGAAAACTGGAAGCCCATCACTGCCACTGCAATTGGCATTACCACATTAGCGTCTGAATTTAAAAACCTAACCTCAGTTGGCGTTGATACTTTTACCGCTATCGGCAAAGCATCACAGCTATCAGGCTCACAGGTTTTTAGTTTATTACAAGACATTAAATCGCTGGTTAATTATCAAGAAAGCTTAAAAAAGGCTGCGATTCGCACTGGAATTGTGGGTGTTGCCTCTATTCCTGCTGTGCAGTTTGAAAAATCTTTTTCAGATGTGGAAAAGGTTTTAAATGGTACTGATGTTGAACTAAAGAAAGTCGAGCAAACTATTAAACGGCTTTCTGTTGATACCATTCCCCTTGCGACAGATCAAATTAATTCCATTGCTGCGGCTGGAGCAACAATGGGGTTATCGGCTAAAGATATAGAGCCTTATGTTATTGCTGTGTCGCAAGCATCCACTGCATTTGGCATGTTGCCGGAAGAGGCTGGTAATGCGTTTGGCGTATTACGCAACATTTATCAGCTAAATACTAATCAACTTTCCAGTTTAGCAGACCAAATCAATGTGGTAGGCGATAATTCAAACGCCACTGAACGCGATATTATTAACATCTTGACTCGTAGCGGTGAAGCCGCCAAAGGTTTTGGCTTAATGCGATCAGAGGCCATATCATTAGCCGCAGCAACTTTGTCACTAGGAAAGCCACCTGAAATTGCCGCCACCGCAATCAATAACTTACTCACATCACTACAAGACCCAAAAGGCCAATCCAAAGACTTTTTAAAAGGCCTTGACGCACTTGGCATCAGTGCAGATGACTTGTCCAAGTCAATTGCCAATAATGCTAATAAAGCATTGACAGATTTCTTATCTAAAGTTGCTGAACTGGACACAGCATCACGCACATCAGTGCTTAATGCCATGTTCGGCAAAGGCACTGATACGCAAACAATTGCCTCATTAGTATCAAGCATAGGTGAGTTAAATCGGATTAATCAATTAGCTGGTGACTCATCAGCTTATGCCGGTTCTGCTTTAGCAACCTTTGAAAAGCGGGTTGATACCACCAGCGCAAAAATCACTCTATTAGTTAATTCTGTCAAATTGGTTGCAATTGAAATGATAGACCCACTGCTACCGAGTATTAATGCAGCAAGTGATGGGGTTCGTTCTTTGTTTAATGCCGTATCGACAATGGCATCTGAAAATCCGGTCGTGTCAATTTTTGCTCGCGTAGCATTTGTCATGTTGCCGTTGGCAGGATTAATCACGGCAACTGGTTTTGCATTCCGAACTTTAATAACAGTTATGCCTTCGTTAGCGACTGCTGGTTCAATTGCTATGCTGGGATTTGAAACAATCAAAATCCTAATCACCGGTACTGGTTTTGCCGCTGCTACTTTGTCTACTACACTGGGGTTGTTAGGCAAGGATTTATTAAAACTTGCGGGAGGTCCTATTGGATTAACGGCAATTGGCGTTGTCGGATTAATTGCGGTATGGGAAAAATATAAAAACACCCAAATTAAAATCGGTGAAGTCACCGCTACTTTATCGGAAACCATGTCGGCTGCTTGGCAGGTTGTATCGAATACTTTTGGTGATTTTTTCGAGATTGTGATAACAGGCTCTATTAATGCCATTAAGTTTCTAACAAACATGGAAACGCATTTTTCAGCTACTGATTTAGCAAGTGCAAACAGTGCTAAAAAAATGGAGTTTAGTTGGACTGGTGCGTGGGATGCGATTAAGACTACAGCTTATGAAACTACTAACGCAATTATTCGCGCCATTGATTTAGTAGTTGGCACATTATCAACTGGGTTGTCATCAGCCATTAGTCAGGTCAAAAAAGAAGTTGAGTTATTAAAGTCTGGCAATGTTTTAGATGCTTTAAGTGGTAACACTGGAATTAGTGTAACAGAAGCAATGGGTGATTATGCCAAAAAAGCTGTTAAACGTGATTATTTAGCCGAGTTTACTGGCAGCGTTACAGCGCAAGTGACCGCCAATCAAAATGCAATTAAAAAAGCCACCTCAGTTGCTATAGAAGAAAGAGAAAAAGTAACGGGCAGGCATATTGAGTTAGCTCAAACGGATGATTTAGTCGCTAAAAAATCTCTAGATATTGAACTTAACAACATTAAAAGACTCGCTGAAGCCAGAATTGCTGCTTTTGAAGAACAAAAGGCCGCTAACGATGTGCTTTATACCCAACAAAAAATCAGCGCAAATCAACATCATCAAACAGAAATTGAGCTTATCAATAAAATTGCACAAGCTAAAGCCAATTCAATTTCCCAAACAAGCAAGCTCGAAAACACAAGCTCAAATCAAACGCTAACCAACCTAGACCGAGCCTATCAAGCAATCTTAAAAATTGAATCGGCTGGCGGCAAAACTTTACAAGTCAATAAAACCAGTCACGCATTAGGGCAAATGCAAGTTTTACCGTCAACTTTGCGCGACCCTGGTTATGGCGTTAAACCATTCCAGCCAGCCGTAGATCAAGGTATTACCCGTGCCATGAGTTATGGCAGGTTAGTTAAGTTTGTGCAAGAAAACGAAGCCGGACTTAAAAAGTTTGGAGAGGATTATTTTAAAGGCTTAGTAAATCATTATGGCAGTGTCGAAAAAGCGGTAAACGCTTATGGCGAACACACAGCGGCTTATATGGCAAAGTTTAAAAAATACTATGCCGAGCTTGGTGGTCAAACTAAGGAATCTATTGCGCTAACTGGCGAACAAGGCGATGCAGAATCGGAATTAGCTAAAATCCGTTCCGAAAGCAACAAAGCCATTATTGCAGCCGATGCCGAATATGCTAAACAGCAACAAGATTACTTAAAGTCAGTTGATGATTTAAAACTAAAATATCTCGAATTAACCGGATCAACTAGAGAAGCGCGTGAGGCTAGAATTGCATTTGATAATGCAAATAATCCGTTACGCAAAACAGCGACGTTAAATAACGATACTGCAACGCTTGGGTTATTGGATAGGGTAATGCAAGCCGAGTTAAATAAAGAATTTAATGACCGTCTTAAAAGTCTGGCAGAAGAAAGGCTGCAACTGGAAATGACAGCCAAAGAATGGTCACGCTATCAAAATGCCAAAATTACAGATGATCCTATTTTACAAAACATCTTAAACGCGGAAGTTGAAAAAACAACAGCTAAAAAAAATCTCGAATACAAAATCAGCTTTAAAGACAAAGAGTTGACAGACGGTCTAGCCAAATCACAACGCCTAGCAAAAAACCTAGAATCCACTTTTGGCAATGTCGGCAAGGCAATCGGTGGCATGATCGAAGCTATGAGCAACTACTCCAAAACGCTAAACGATGTTGAAGTGCAACGTAAAGCCATTGTTGATGATGAACGCTCCTCTCCAGACCAGATAGCCTACGCCAACATCCAAGCCGCTGAACAAGTCAAAATCGCTGAACTTGACAAATATGCCACCATGACCGAGTCGGCTAAGAGCTTTTTTAAAGAAGGTACTGCCGGTTATAAGGCAATGGAGGCTGCTACTAAAGCCTTTCGCATTTATGAAATGCTTTTATCCGCACAAAGCATGGCGCAAAACCTTAGCGATACCGCTAGTCAGGTGGTGGCATGGGTAACAGGAGAAGCCACTAAAACCACAGCAACCGTTGCAACCGTAGCACCCAGTATTGCAGCCTCACAAGCAAAAGGCATGGCTAACGCGGCTGAGGCTGTTTCAGCGCAAGCCACTATTCCTATTGCTGGTTTTGGGTTAGCCGCTGCAATGGCTGCTATTATGGCTGCTATCGGTTTTGCTGTTAATGGCGGTGGCGGAGATGTCAATATTGCTGAGAACCGGCAAAAAACACAAGGCTCTGGCACGGTTTTGGGGGATGCCACTGCTAAATCAGAATCAATCAGCAAAAGCCTAGAGTTTTTAAAATCTAACTCAGATATTATGTTGCCATTGACTAATCGCATGGCAAGCTCACTGCGCAACATTGAGTCAAATATTGGCATTATCTCTGTACAGCAATCACGCAGTTTAAGCGGTTTAAGCCTACCCAGCGGCGTTAAGACTGGGACAGTTTACGATAACGGCTACGCAAAAGCCGCAGGTGGGATTGGCTTGATTAGCTCTGGGATTGGTTTAGCAGGTGGCGTGGGTGCTATCGGTGCATCGTTAGGCTTAGGCGGAACAATTGCATCTGGTGGCGCATTAACCGCTGCCGGATTAGCTCCAGGTGCTGGCGTATTAGCAGGTGGCGCAGGTTTAGGTGCGAGTGCCATGTTAGGCGGTGCTGGTTTAGTCGTGGGCTTATTGGCAATGGCAGTTCCGGCTATTGGTAAATTTATCAATAAAATTTTAGGCTTTAGTACAAAAGTCACCTCACTTGACAACGGCATAGAGGTAGCCCGTCAATCAGTCGGACAAGTTGCTGAAAGTGGTATTGATGCGCGAGCTTATGAAGACGTGCAAATCAAGAAAAAAGCCTTTTTTATCACTATGTCAACCAAGCTAAAAACCTTTTACGGTGATTTAGATAGTCAAACTACCGATGCAATGACTAACGTCATTGTCGGCATGAGAGACACGCTAGGCATGTTGACTGGTACGTTTGATGTAACCGCAGGTGATTTTTTAAACAACATCAATAATTTTGTCATTGATATAGGCCGGATTAGCTTAAAAGGCATGACGGGCGAACAAGTCAATAAAGCCTTGTCAGAGGTATTTAGCAAGCTAGGAGACCAGATGGCCGCAGCTGCATTTCCGTTTATTTTGGATTTTCAAAAACAAGGCGAAGGCTTATTTCAAACATTGACACGGGTTGCCACTGGCATTGAACAGGCTAATGTTTACCTGGAAATTGCAGGGATTAAAGCGGTTAAGTATGGCGAAATCATCAATAAACAAGGTGACGTATTTGCTGAAATTGCTAGACAATCCATCGTAGCTCAAGAAACAGCGCAGGGCATAGCGGATATTATCAGCACGTTAGATGGAACGGGACAAGACATAATCAGCACTTACAAACAGCTTTCTGCTATCCGTGATTCACTGAATTTAACCGGTTTGCAAGGTAATGACTTAAGTCGATTTAGCTTAATCGGTGCGGGTGGCTTATCTGAATTAGAAAGTGCTGTGTCAGCTTACACTGATAAGTATTTTTCCGATGCTGAAAAATTAAATATGGCACTGACTAAAACTAGCTCAAACTTTGTGAAGTTAGGTTTAGCCATGCCGTCAACAACAGCTGAATTTAGAAAATTGGTTGAGTCGATTGATACGTCAACAGAAAGCGGTCAAAAGCTACAAGGTCAAGTATTGGCTTTAGCGGATAGTTTTAGCAATACCGCAGATATGGCTGCAAAAGCTGTGGAATCTATGCAAAGCAATCTGTCAACCGCTGAAAGTGATTTAAAACAAGCTTATGACAGAGAATCTGGTTTGTTTAAGCAAGCGATTGATGATTTTGGCAACTTTGCAAAATCTCTAAAAGAGTATCTTGATAGCTTAATGCTGAGTGATTTATCCACTAAATCACCTCTTGAAAAATACCAAGAGGCTAAACGGCAATTTGACGAAGTGAACGCCTTAATTGCCAGTGGCGACATGGCTAAACAGAAAGAAGGTTTAGGCCGCTTACAAGGTGTGAGTCAAACGTTTTTGGAGTCCTCACGCGGTTATAACGCTAGTTCAGCGGGTTATATTAAAGACTTTGCCACTGTAACAGCCGCGTTAAATAGTGGTATAGCTAAAGCAACCACTAGCCAGGATATTAACCAGTTACAGCTTAACGCCTTAACTGACAGCGTTAGCCAGTTGATTAAAATTGACGAATCGGTGTTATCGGTTAAGCAAGCGATTGATGCTCTGACTATTGCACAAGTTGGGTTAAAAGATGCTCAAAATGCAATGGCAAAAGCGGCACAAGATAGTATTGCAGCGGCTAAAAGTGAATCTGAGCGCATCAATCAACAGCGGTTTGCTGATTTAGAAAGCAAGCGGCTTGCTGATTATGAAGCCGGATTAAAAGCCACTGCACAAGCTCAATATCCGTTAAACACGGTTGCGCCGAATACTTACATCAATGGTCAAACCAGTAACCAAGCCTGGGAACAGGTTTTAGGTCAATTTAATAAGGAACATGCTGCGCGGTTTGGTTTGCCTATGAATCGTGAGTGGACGGCTGACGAGGATGCTAAAAAAGCTAAAGCGGTATTGGATGAGCAATATAAAGCGTTAGCAATGAGTCAAAATACCGCTAATGTGCAAAATGCAATTAATGGCTTAAAAGCTCAAAATCCGTTTGTTCATCAACAATACGACCCATTAAAGCGTTATGCAAAGGGCGGCGTGTCTAATGTTCCTGCTATTTTTGGAGAGGCTGGTGCGGAGGCGGCTGTGCCATTGCCCGATGGTCGTTCTATTCCAGTGACTTTTATCAATTCCAGTAACAGCGATAACAGCGAAATTGTTACTGAATTAAAAGCGTTAGTTAAATCGCAAGCTGAAAACAATGCTGAACTTAAAAAACAAAATGAGATTTTAAAGGCTCAAATTAAAGTCAATCAGACTGGCTATATGGAGCTGATTGATAAAGCCGATAGTCAAATTGAGTTATTAGATAATATAGATAGAAGAGAGAGGGCGAAAGCATGATTGATTTGTGTAATCAGGATTGTTTGGAGGTTATGAAGGGGTTGCCGGATAATTCGATTGATGCGGTTATTACTGACCCGCCCTATTATTCGACTAACTTACATTTTGACAAGCAGCCGCGCATTGATTTTGAGCATTGGTTAAATGAGTGTAAGCGAGTGTTAAAGCCAAACGGTGTATTGGTGTCGTTTGCTGATTTTAATTTACTAGCTGAACTAAAAAATTACCAAGCGTTTAAAACAGTCTATGAGTTAATTTTTCACAAAACAATGGCGGTAGGATATCTTGATGCAAATCGAAGACCTTTAAAAGCCCATGAGTTTATCGGCGTATTTACTAATCAACTCAATAAATCAACTTACAACCCACAAAAAACAAAGGGAACGCCACAAAAAAGGTCTCGACATGGCTTTGATGCAAGAATTTACGGTAAATCTGGTGCTAATAACTATCAAAACCCAACTGGTGAACGACATCCAGTAACAGTTTTAAAATTCAGTAATGGCAATAATAAAAGCGTACACCCAACACAAAAGCCACTTGATTTAGTAGATTGGCTAGTTAGAACTTACACCAACGAAGGCGACACCATATTAGACCCATTCGCCGGCTCAGGAACAACCGGCGTTGCAGCCATCAAACTAAACCGCCACTTCATCGGCTGCGAAATCGACAAAGACTATTTCATCATTGCACAACAACGCATAGCCGATGCCGCACACGACCTAGAAATACAGTTTGGAACATAACCATGTGGACACTAACATTAACCTGCCTAGACAACAACGATGCCGCTAAAACCCTCTACTTTAGCGACATATACCACATCGACAACAGCGACAATGAACACGAACCGCGCATTATTACACCTGCCTTAGTCAGTATTAGCGGAAATGACGGTGGCGTGTTAAATATTTTTGATACTCCTAGTATTGGTGACATTGAATTAAGCAACAAAGACGGCGCGTTAAATTACCTAGTAACTTATGCGATTGATGGTCGCGCCGCTGAGATAAAATATAACGGGACGGTCATTTACAAAGGCGTTGCCAGTAGGCTATCTGAAAGCGGTGACAGGATAAGAATTAGCTTTAAAGCCGAACACGAAGCTTTAAGTGATAACTTCCCGATGTCAATTTACCTAGGCAATAACGCCTTGCCGCTAGGATTAGAAGGTGATAGCGAATTAACCGATAAGCCTAAGCCGCTGGTGTTCGGTGATTGCAGAAATATCACAGCAACCTTAGTCAATTCCAGTCTGTTAATCTACCAAGTATCAAGCCGTTCCGATTGCCGCATAACAGCGGTTTATGATGATGGCGTTAGACTGGTTAATTATCGTAGTGGCAACCATAACAGCGGAGTTTCAACTATCACTGTATCGGGTGGTTATGGTGATATAGCACTGGGCAAGCACGTTATGTTTGGCAACCACTCCACAGTTTATGAGGTTACGACTGGCTTAAGCGGTGGTTCGATTGTCATATCGCCTGCACTAACCGCAGCGGTTAATAACACCGCTATTGATATTATTGACTGGTATGCCAATACAACCGCATTGCAAGATACAGGCTATCAAGTTAATGGAGACCATTTAGCAGGTGATGTGACCATTGCCGCGCATAATGGAGTTGGCGCGATTGATATTAATGACCTGATTATGTTTAGTGGAGACAAGACGCTTTACAAGGTTAAAACCGCGTTATCAGGTGGTAGTTTTGAGCTGTTTTATGGATTAACGCGCAATGTAAACGATGGCGAGTACATTATCAACACATCAAACGAGCCTGCGTTATGGGGTAGTTATCAAGGGTATTTCAGATTATCTGCTACACCGGCTGGTACTATTACATGCGATGCGGCACAGCTTACCAGTGGCGAAGTAACCAAGTGCGGAGATGTATTTAAAGATATTGCCGAAGGAATCGGCTTAACTGCTGACAATTCCAGTGTAACAACCCTTAATAATGAAGGCATTATTGGCTTATATGTCAGTGAGCTAACGCCTACAGTGGATTTACTGAATAAACTGATTAAATCGGTGTCAGGGTTTTATTACATTGATAATGCAGTGCTTTATGCCAGCTTAATCAGCGCGCCTGGTACTGAAATTTTTACGATTGAAGACTATCAGATTAAACGCATAGAACGCATGGCTACAGGCTTGGGCAGTAATGGCTTGCCTATAAAAAAGATTGTTGCTAAGTGGGATAAGATTGAAACAGTACAAACTACTTTAGCAGGCGGCGTGTCGGATGCGTGGCGCGAACGGCTTAAAAATGAATTTAGAGAATCGGTTACTGAGGATGGCGCAACCGCTACACGGCATTTATTAGCATTAGCTTTAGAGCTAGAAACACTGCTTAGAACTGGCGTTGTCGGGGCTAGAAATCGACTGCTAAATGTGGTTAAGGCTCGGCGTGACGTGGTAACAGTGGAGGCTATTTTTGCTGAACTGCCTGACATTGCACTGGGTGATACGGTTAAGGTAATTACGCCCCGATTGGGATATAATGCAGGGCGTAAGTTTGTGGTGATTGGCAAAACGATTGACCAAAAGCATAAGACAATAACGTTAAAAGGATACGGTTAATGAGCAATATCATTCTAGCCTGGAATAATCAAATAGATAACGCGACACTTACAAGCGACGTTACTTTTTTGGCTGCCTTACCACTGAACAATCTAAAAACCACACCGCTATCAAAAGTCGCTCGAACTGATAGCGAGCCGGATTGTGTGATAACAGCCACCTTTGCCGCGTTAAAATCAATAGGTTGCGTGATGCTCTGTAACCACAACTTAAGCCGACTAGGTACGGCTAGAATTAAGCTTTATAATGGCGTGACATTGCTAGAAGACAGCGGTGTTTGCTATGTTTACCCTGCTAAAAGCGGTGCTGTTGTAAGTGACGAGGAAGCATACCGCGCTGATTTTTGCCATTTTTTTACACAAAATTACAGTGCAGATAAAGTTGAGATTACCTTGTCAGAGCCAGTCAATTCGTATATACAGCTAGGCCGCGTCTTTGCTGGTGAACAATACGAACCGATACAGGGCATTGATTATGGAGACGCACCGCTGTCAATTAAGGATTTAACCGAGACGGAAACTACTCCGCAGGGCACTAAATACTTTTTTGAGCAGCAAAAAATACGCAGTGTTAGCTTGTCGCTTAAGTATCTATCACAAGCCGAGTCGCTTGACGTGCTAATGCCACTGCAATTAAAAGGCGTTAGCCATGAAATAGTTTATAGTTACTCAGGAAAGCCTGTTTATACTGATATTTCAGGCGTTAATGCACAAACTACGCATTATCAGCGCACTACTTTTTTAGGTCGCTATACCGCGATTAATCCATTATCAGCGGCTTTTTTTGAGGGGTGGCAGACTGGTTTTACGATTGAGGAAATAGCGATATGACCGATTACGCTAAGACATGGGACAGAGTAACGCAGAAATTTGTTGATGTAATTCCAGTTGCCACTGGCAGTTTTGGCAATATTGACTCACAACGCATTTTAGGCAGGGTTAGCAGCGGCACTGGTGCTGTTGAGGTATTAACGCCGTCACAAGCTAAAGATGTGCTAGACATTGCTAGTGCCATTATTACACCGCTTAATCCTAATCCGGTCATTGACACAGACCCCACTATCGTAGGCAGTCTATTATTACCCGCAGCCACTTACACCGCACCGCAGGCTGAAATAGGATGTGGCGACCCATTACACACGGCTACTTTACAGATTAAAAAAGTCGATGGAACAGTATTAGCCACGATTACTGGTAACGGCTTGGATTGGTACACAGGCAATAATGGTTTTACTTTAGCCACCGAAACAGAAATAAGGCTTGTGCTGTTTGGAAGCGCGGCTAACTCAGTAACTTTTATCAGAGGATTTAAAATTGGCTAAAACAACAGAGGATATGATTGCAGCACTAACAGCTATTCAGGATTTAGAGGGTGTTATCCCAGTTTTGATTGAAGGATTTACTGATTACGGGTTAATCGAAACAAAACTACCTGAGCTAACTCCAACCACGCAACAAGAAAATGGCAATTATGCGATTGACGAATCATCTAATTCCAAAACAGCGGTTATTAGGAGAGCATAATGGCGGCAACACAATATACTTACAAAGCAGGCAGCGACTTATCACAAGTATCGGCAGACATAGGGTTGTTTTTAACAGGAACAACAGACAAATCTTTACTGAGTGCAAGTTGTGTACAGGTTAGCACAGAGATAATCTCTACCGATGTAGCAGGGTGGACGGCTGAGGCTGCTACAGGGCTGATAGATGTTTATGACAGCGGAACAATCACATCTATGACAGTCTATGATGCTATCTATATCTCCAGTTTAAGCCTTTGGGTTATTGCTAGTTCAACAGGTATTTACACCTCAACAGACAGGAAGATATTAACTTTAAGAGACTCCACATCTTCTGTCAGAGGATTGACCTGGAATGGAACTGCTGTTATTGGTCAGGTAGCAGCTGGAACTAATACCATGCGAAAATCTACCGATGCCATAACATGGACAGCAAGCACTACCAGTATTAACGTAACTAGCGGACAAGTCAGGCCTTGTGCTAAAAGCGGAACTATATATCTTCCAACAAACCTTTCCTCAGCTACGGTGGCCTTATACACCTCTACTGATAATGGAGCTAACTATACCAGTAGGGCAACACCTTCAGGTACTTATACCTGTGCCGCCACAGATGGGACTGTAGTCTTAATCATGGGTGCCTCGATTGCTGCTACTAATAGCAGCGCGGACGGTAGCGGGACTTGGACACAATCAACAGGTTTACCGGCAGGTACTTACAACGATGTTATTTGGAACGGAACTAACTTTATTGCAGTAGGCAATAGTGGGATATGTGCGACATCATCAACAGGCTTAAGTGGTAGTTGGACGCAAAGAACATTGCCAGACTCAAATAGTTATAACTCCATAGAATATGATGGCACGGCGGTTTATGCAGTATCTAACAGTGGCACGGCTATTCAGTCTTTAGACAATGGCGTGACTTGGGTTGCACGAACGATACCTGCTAACGTAACTGCTTTAGGAACAGATTCTGGCGAATATTTCTTAGGAGCAAACTCTACCATTACCTATCTTGCAGCAAAAGACAAAACCAATAAGGTATTTAAAGCGATTTGTGCCGATGCTACACGATACAAATATATTCATGTTGATATTGGCTACTCAACAACCTCATTAGCTTATCTTTTTTTCAAAGCTTATACAGGCTTTAGTTCAGGCGTTGGGACTGGTAAGTGCTATAACTCAGACCTAACAACAGCCGCGCAAAGAATTGATATTCTTAATGGTGGAACGCTGTTTCTTAAAGCCAATAATCGCATTATGTTCTGCATGAGTTTCTTATCAAGTGGTTCATCTTATGGTAGTTCAACTGGGAATGGTGCGTTAATTGTCGGCGAACATACTATGGAAGATTTATGGAACACATCCGGCTCTGCCTATCCTACCTTTGCATGGTGTAACACCAACACTTTAACAACGCAATGGTACAGCCCTAAGCTTAAAGACTCCGTAAGTGGTGATGTAACAGGAGCTAGTGCTGTTATGACGATGGTAGCCAATCGCACTAATACCAAGGCAAGTCTTAAAGCAGATGGAAGCCCAGTTTACACCGGTTTAGATATTGAGGTGTACTCTAATACCACTACCAATAAAGTTGATGGTGGACGTATCTTAGGCGACATTAAAACTATCACGGATAGCATGTTTAGCCAACAAGACAGATGGAATGATAATGGCAGTACCTACTGGAAAGTATTTTTCTCAGGAACGGGCATATCGACTTCAAGAATTGCAGTAGGTTGGTACTAAGATGGCGACTTGGGAAGGAAAAACTTTAACGGCAAGATCACTTGCAGAAGGTTCTGGTTATAGACCAGGCAAGTCTTTAACGGCAAGGTCGCTTACAGAAGGTACGTTTAAGCCTTTTGGCGTTACTTTGTCGGCTAGGGTATCTGCCCCAGCTAATTCTGTTGCTTTCCCATTAACCTATTTGTCTATACCGGTAACAACCTATTATTTAACAGGCTGGGACTCAACAGCTTTACAATCAGTTTATTGGAGCAGCACAGAATCGCCGGATTTTACTCCGGCGGTTACTTATCCTGCTTTAGTGGGGTCGCTTGTCGGTGCGGCGGTGATTGGTAGTGCCACCGTTTAAAACTAAGAAAAAATGACAGCGTATTATTCATTGCTAACAACTTTGATTTCCTCTTTCTTGGCTTTTAAATACAGCCGTGTCATATTGCAATTCCCATCAGAAGACACTTCGCAATCGGTTTCTTTGCAGACTTCGCAAAATGGACTGCTATCAATCTCTTCTTGCTCAGACGCTAGACAAAAAACTCCTGTCATTTTGACATTATGAGATTCTCCGCACGATTTGCATTTTTTTTGATTTAAGTAACCATTACCAATAAAAACTTCATCTAAATTCTGCGACAAGATTTCGATTTTCATATCTTCGCCGCAGTTGTGGCATTCAAAAGTTTTAATCATTATTTTCTCCAGTGAATTACTCTCACTTCTTTGATTTTTTGGCATAAAAAGCCGCAGTGAAGTAGTTGTATTTTTTTCCACTATCTCGTCAGTGGACAACGCCGCATCGAGTTTAACCGCTAGGAGACGGCTGAGAGTCGCTCTGTTTTATACGGTGTCAGGTTATATCCCCACTTTAGACTGACTAGGGTCGCTGGTTAAATTTTTTCTTGAATGTACTGAACCGCCTTAAATAGCGAATCAATCAATATTTTTTCTACTGCTAAATCGCGTTCAAAATCAATAACCACAAACTTGTCTGTCAATTTATCGCTTTTAATGTCGCAATCGTATGCTATCCACTGCATATATGGAGCATCTAAAGCCGCCATTTGTGCTATACATTGCCAGTAATAAATTGCGTTTTCTTTTTTAAGGTCAAGTGGTGTTTTTAATTCTCGGTATCGGTCAAATACAACTCCGGATGATGGGTTTTTAAATTCTCGTGGGATTAAAAAGCCATGCAGAGTTTTATCTTCTTCAGCATGGTAAACTTCTGTTGCGCTATCAGGCGTACATCCGAACCACTCACTAAAATCAAAATCCACAGATTCAACATAACCAAGCATAACAAACTCCTGTTGTTCGCCTGTTTTTTCCAGTTTTAAGCCGGTTAATTCCTCATAAGCCGCGATAGCATCTAGCTCTTTATCTTTACCCCATTCTGTAGCTGCATTGCCTTTAAAAGCGCGTGGACGCTCAGGGTTAAACACCCGCCGCCGTTGGCTTACAATTTCATCAAGATAGCTTAACGCTGTTTGGCTAAAATCCTGATTTTGCAATTTTTCTAAGGCACGAACCGCCACACCATAATCTTTAAACAAAGTAATGGCACGAGCAGCTTTTACTTCGTTTTCAGTGCTTTCAGGTGACAAACCTTTATCAGATAACTGAAAACCAAGCGTATCAACTCTTTTTTGCACTTCTGCAATTTCAGCTTCGCTTGCAGGTTCAATAATAATCAACCCGATAGAGCTACCAGACATCATGCCGTGATGATTGGCGGCGAACTCGTGGTTTTTTTCTGGTTTTGCTGACAACTCACTATCAGACTCAACGCCGAAAATACCC